ACTGTTATATTTCCAGGTCTTAGTAGTGATCCATAAATCTCATTGACTTTAGGATGTGGCCCCATCATTCCAAACTCAGTAACAGGATTGTTACCTCTGTCCTCGACGATTGCCTCCATGTCCTCATAGATGTTCTCTGGGACATCATTACCAAGCTCATAAAGATTTATACGAGAATTATAAACATTATCTGCACTCTCCACGATAGCCCTGTAAGAAGCCTCTGGAGGCATCGCTTTCATCTTTTTAACGATTTCTTGTGAAGACTCTAATATCTCGCGCCTGATAGAATATTTTTTTAATTCTTTAGCTGTCTTGAGGGCGTTTCCTTTAGGAACCTTTCTCAAAGCTAATGACTTGATGTAATCAGCAGGATTTAAATTGTCTTCAAACGACAAGCCTACCTCATTCACTCTCTGAGCTATGATAACTTCGTCTATCTCATCACCAGAGTCGATAGCTTGTTTTATAATCCTAAATATTGTCGAGTGAAGTGCGCTCTGCTCAGAATAAAAATCTGAGTTTCCTATAAAGTTAGAAATCTCTGATAGGGCATCAGGCTCTTTGATGAGACCTGCCAATAATTGTTTTTCTAATTCAAAATTATAGATCATCCTGTGTCATTTCTGGTGGAGGTGAAGATAAATGATTCTCAAGAGCTTTCATTAAAGCAAACTCTGTCATCCCACAATCAAACTTACAATATATTAAAGGCTTACCATTCTCAGAGGATACAGCCATAATAACCCCTTTATATTTATCCACACCACCTGAGAGGTCATAGATCTTCTCTACTAATTCAGATGGTATGCAAAATTCTTCTTCATCGTCTAAGTTCATAAGTAAATATCTTGATCAGTGAATAGCGAGGCTTGTATTTCATCTTGAGGATAAACCTCTGCCAGCTTTATACCGTTAGCCTCACAGAACTCAAGCTTTTTCTGATCTCTTTGTAATTGATCAGCGTAATTTAAACGATTTTTATGAAAATGTTTGACATATTTAGTGTGTTGAGCGCCTTGGACTTCAACAGCTACATTTTTACTAGCATTGTAAAAATCTAAGCTCAATCTAGTGCCCACAACCCTAAACTCTTCAAAAACAAAATCGTTCTCCCAGTAAGGCCGCAAAAATTTCTTAACAGAAGTTTGGAACTTACTCCTACTAGGTTTATCCCAATCAATTAAATATTTTTTAGGTTTTGAAAGAGTTCTATATCTTCCAAATGAATCATAAAACTTCATTGAAGTTACTGATTAATAACCTCCACCTCTTCAGCATCCATCAATGCTTCATCTATATCATCTCCTGATAATATCTTTAAAAAGTGCGAGCAAACAACTTTAGAAAGGTCTGGGTTATCTTGAAGGTGCTCGAAAAACCTTTTCTCACCTTGAAACTTGTCTGGTATTTGAATATCACAGCCTTCTAAAACTTTTTTGAAATCTTCTGATACAAACAACCAAGCTCCTTTTTGCACTAAATACTCCCAAGACAAAAGAGTAGGGTATATTTCTTTTTCTGTCCAAATAGATTTACCACCAGTCTGTCCATACTTGATTGGGTAACGCACAGTAGTCCCTGTATTTTCTGTGGGACATTTTTTAATAGTTACTCTACAGTAATGACCAACTCTTGGATTCTTTACTTCATGAAATGCAATCCTATCATTCTCTAAAATATCATCTTGTTTCCATCTAGGTTCAAACTGCAACATAACATCTGTAATATGAAGTAGAGCATTACCACCTGTAGCGGTGGTTTGCCTTACTGGTGCTTTTGAGTAAGGGTCAATTTTTATGTCAGCACGAACCTGACTAATCAACAGTAGTAAGTGACCATTTACAGCTAAAGGTATACCTGATTTTTTACAAAAATCAGATGCTACAACAGCTCCACCAGCAACTTTAGATGAATCATCAAGGCTTTTATGCAGATCATCTCTTCTAATTAAACCATCAATAGAATCAATTATGATCATATATTTATGATTATTAGGATTATCTTTGACTAAAGTATCTACAAGTGTTAGTGCTGCTTCATATATGTTTGTGGAAAACACAAAACAAGATCCAACCTTTACCTCCTCCTCGCTCTTCACAAGATTGACTCCAGATCTTTCTATAATTTCTTTAGATAATCTACCCTCTGCTTTTATAAATATGCCAATTGAATTAGGAACTGTTTCCAAGAAATTTTTCATTACAGCTAATGCTGCTGAAGTTTTTCCGCCCTCGTTCATCCCGACATAGCGGTTAACTCCAGGTTTTAAGCCACCATTTAGTAAAAAATCTAACTGTAATGATCCAGTGCTTACTGTGTAATTTACCTCATCAACATAGTTAAAATGATCTTTTTCATTTTCTTTAAGAAAAGACTTAAGTTGCTTTGACAATGGCGTTGGCTCTGATTCTGTTTTCTTTTTTGTTTTCATTATTCTTCTAAAAAATCTTTAATAGTTTTCTTTTTAAAATTGACTAAAGAGTCCTCCCCAGTCTTCTCACCTATATTATACACGATATATTTAGAAAAGTCCACATTAAAATTAAAAGCCCTGAATTTTTCATTTAATACCTCTTCTAATTTAGGACTTGCGTAGTAAGCTAAAGAATCTACCTTCTTGCTGAAACTTACTATTCTCATAAAATCCAAAGAGTAACGATCACAAAGATCGTTAAGTATCTTCATTTCTCTAGCGAAAAAAGGTCGCCTACCTTTGTCTGGCACTTCTACCAGACGGAATATTATGTCCCTCTTGTTAGGGCCTTTAGATTTTGCCACTATGGATACATGCTAGCAGACGCGACATCGTAGTCAACCATCTTTTTGACTAATTGGATGAAGTTCGTCTTAGGGTGCCACCCCAGCTCTTCGCGAGCTTTAGTGGAATCTCCCAACAGTAAATCAACTTCAGCTGGACGATAAAAATCTTTATTAATTTCCACAAAGCAGTCTTTGCCATGAAAATACTTTTCCTCTAATCCTTCACCCCTCCACTCAGAAACACTTCGATGAAAACCAACAAAATTAAAAGCTTCAACCACAAACTCTCTAATTGTGTGTGTTTCGTTAGAAGATAACACATAGTCTTTGGGGTTCTCCCTATCTTGATTTAGCATCAACCAAACACCCTTAACAAAATCTTCTGCATCGCTCCAATCTCTTTTAGCATCAACATTGCCGAGTTGTAGAGGCTTGATTGTTTTGCCCTGCTCAAAGTCTTTTAATATTCTAGCGACATTTTTTGTTATCTTTCTAGTAACAAACTCTTCTCCTCTCCTAACGCCTTCATGGTTGAAAAGCCAACCTTGAACAGCATACAAATCATATGAATCCCTGTAAACTTTTACAAGATGTCTAGCAGCACACTTAGCTGCTCCATACGGGCTTCTGGGGCGCAGTGGGTGCGTTTCATCCTGCGGCGTAGATACCACATCACCAAACTCCTCAGATGAGCCAGCATTGTAATATCGGCAATGTGGAGCGTGTTTTCTAATACCCTCTAATTGATGCAAAACCGCCATAGCGTTTGTCTGCATATGGTTGACAGGCATCTTCCAACTACTGCCTACAAAAGAATTAGCGGCAAAGTTAATAAAGTAATCTGGCTTGTGTTCAGAAATGACTCTCTCTGTGTTTTGAGGATCTGAAATATCTAGGTCAATTAGAAAAAATCTTTCGTTATTTTCTAGGTGCTTAATATTTTTATGGTTTTTAACACTCAGTCTTCTAGCGCCCCCAATAATCGTGTGCTGTGTATGCTTTAGAAGATAATCAACCATGTGACTGCCATCTTGTCCTGTCACTCCTGTGATAATTATTTTTTTCATTTATTTATAAATTTTATTTTTGGTTCAAACATTGCTTCAACTGAAGTTATAATACAAGGATTTTTGCAATCTCCGAGAAATCGGAATCCGTTTCCATCATGAAATATTGTGCAAAAATCTTTTGTGTGATCAAGGACTTCTCCATATTCAAAAAATAGATTTGTCTGATATATTTGCCCTCCTCCGTAAGCTAAATCTAGATCCTTATCAAGAAAGGGTAGTTTACCGTGATCTGATATTATCCTTTTAAGTATTTCTTTAGAAGTTCCGTATATAGATACTGAAGCGTGTTTTGGATTGTGACCGTCATGGTTTTGTGATACGGCGGTGACCATAGATGCATTATCTATAGAATAGAATTTTTCTTTGTAAATTCTATCGAAGTTATTTTGAAGAAAAATAAAGTCGTCTTCCGAAAATATAAAGAAATCAAAATCATCTATAAAAGTATCAACAGCATGAGAGTATGCCCCGTAAGAGATTCCTACATTCTCTCTTGAAAGAGTGACAAGTTTAAATTTTTCTTTAAGAGCAAAAACCTCCTGTTCATAGCCATCGGGAATATCTCCATTAACGACAAAAGTTATCTGATCGAGGTCGTGTTTTATCTTGCATAAATACTCTACTTGTTTTTTTAAGAAAAAAAACTTATCAGTTTTCGTTTCTTGAATCTCCTTTCTTCTTTCTCCAAAGTAGAAAGCTTTTACAAGATTTGTTTTCATTAAAAAATATTTAGAATTCTTGCTATTTGCGCTACTTCATCTTCTTCTACCCACCACCCTACAGGAATGTTTAGTAATTTGGAATCAAACTCATTTAAGTTTTTAAGGCTTTCATCTTTACCTCCAAAAACAGAATACTCGTCGTTTCTAACATGCACTCTATCAGAGGCTATTCCGTGGTCAGCAAGATAAGATTTTAAATTTTCTCTATCTTCTGTTAAAATAGAATAAATCCAACTGGAGCTTACGGTGTGATCGGGCTTTCTCATTTTTGTAATCTTAGGATTAGTAATATGCTCATCATAGTATGCTCTATTTCTCATGTGGCATCCTATGATCTCATCAATATAGCTCATGTTTCTTAAGCCTATTGCAGCATTGATATTATTCATATGATACTTATATCCTGACTCTGTAATATCTTGGTCCCACCTGCTTTCTCCTTTATATTTTCTATCTAGCCCAAACCATCTTATTTTTCTCGCTCTTTCTGAATCTTCTTGGCTTTTACATGCAATCGCACCTCCGTCTCCACAAGTTAGGTGTTTTATAGCTTGAAATGAAAAACACACAAAGTCTGAATGAGATCCTATCCTTTTACCTTTGTATGATGAGCCAAAAGCATGAGCCGCATCTTCAATAACTTTTATATTAAATTCTTTTGCTATATCATTAATTTTATCAATCTCTACTGGTTGTCCAGCCCAGTGAACAGCTACGATTGCTTTTGTTTTATCTGTTATCTTAGACCTGATACTTTCGGGGCAAATATTACCTGTCGTAATATCAATATCTGCGAAAATAAGCTTGGCCCCCATATTGTAAAACGGCTCATTAGTAGCCATGCAGGTCATTGCTGTAGTTATTACCTCGTCCCCCTTTTCTATTCCAGACAAGATACCAGCCAAATGTAAGGCAGAAGTCCCACTATTTGTTAGAGATGTATTTTTATTACCAATATATTGAGATACTTTATCCTCAAAATCGTCTGAATATTCGCCTTCTGTGAGACATCCTTTTTCAAAAATATTAGAAAGCACCGAAGAACAGTCTTCCGACATAAATGGTTTAAATAATGAAATCATAAAATTTATTCTTCTAACCAATGCTTGTTTTGTAGAGTCCAGTCAACTGTTTTTTGTAAGGTTTCATTAAAGTAAACTGGAACCTTCCATCCTAAATCTTCTAGTTTATCTCCATTAAGTGCATATCTTAAATCATGAGCGGGTCTTTTTGAGTGATAGTCAGTCATCTCATATATAGCTTTTTCTCCCATTATTTCGGAAATTCTTTGAACAACTTCTAGATTCGATAATTCTTCGCATCCTGATATATTGTATCTTCCTATGGATGAATCATGACTATTTAAGATTTCATCTGTGTTTTTTAATACAAAAATAAAAGCATCGGCAACATTTCTGGCATGAATGTAAAATCTGCTTCCAGCTTTTTTGCCATCTGGATAGCAGTGAATATGTATTTTTTCTTTATTTAAAATTGATTTAATAACTTTTGGTATAAATTTTTCAGCGTGTTGCCTTTCTCCTATAATGTTCATTGTGTTTGTAATGACAATAGGGATACCATATGTGTTGCAATATGATTCGCAAATGCTCTCGCTCGCAGCTTTTGAGGCTGAATAAGGGTTACCACAATTAAATCTGTCTCCCTCTTTATAAGCAAATCCTTCTGGCGCGTTGCCGAAAACTTCGTCTGTAGAAAAATACATAAACTTTTCTAAGTTATCGCAATGCAATCTGGCGAATTCTAACAAATTTAAAGTAGAATCTACATTATTTTTGGTAAAGTTTTTTGGATTTGAAATAGAATTTTCTACATGTGACTCAGCGGCAATGTGTAAAATGTAATTTGTATCTTTTAATTCTTTTACTAAGCCATAAGGTATTTTTGAACACAAATCAAAAGTCAACATTTTTAATCTAGGATTACTTAAAGCCGCAGTTTCTCTGAGTCTAGATAATCCAAAAGAAGCATAGCTTAACTTATCAATACAATAAATGTCCCAGTTGGTTTTTTTTAAGATATGGTCGATAACGTGGTGTCCTACAAACCCGCATCCTCCTGTTACAATGACTTTTTTCATAATTCAATTCTCATTTCAATACTCTCTTTGTTGCCTATCATTTCTCTTCTAATCTCTACAAAGCCCAACTTTCTGTATAAATTTAAAGCCACTTTATTTTTAGTTAGAACCTTAAGATAAGCTTCTTTTATATTAGCAATTTTTTTTATTTTATCTAAAAATATTTCATATGCAGTTGTAGCCAGACCCTTTCCTCTCCAGTTTTTATGAATATCTAAACCTATAAAAAAATTCGCACCCTCAATGCTTGTTCTAAAATAGCCAATTTTTTCGCCATCAAATTCTAAAATAAAAAACTTTGGATGTTCTTTTTCAAACCATTCAAAAGATTCCTCTAACGAATACTTTCTTTGATCGTGCAAAAAAGAAGAACACTCATTCCGCAAAGAATTAAAAAATGGAATGTCTTTTTTCCTCATGCGACGAATAGACATTTTATCTTTTATATCCACTTTAACGCCCTCTTTAAAATTTTTCTTCTAGCTTGAGTTGTTTTGCGATGGTTTCTGCAAGCATATTTCGCGTTATTCTTATTGACAATGTTTTGTTTGACAGTTTTTTTTGAGGCAGGACTTACTTCATGTATACCAAAGCTTTGATAAAAGTCTCTATCTGTATAAGCAAGATGTTCCGTGCAGAACATAGAGGCAACTTCAAAGGGAGCGAACTTTATACCCCTTGATTCTAGTTCTTTCCTAAGCAGATAACAAGATATTATGTCTTCTTGTTCATTGGGATTATCTAGTGATTTTATATAATTTCTAAATCGCAAATATAACTTTCTTAACTCTGTGCAAAACTTTTTAGATCTCAAAGAAAATCCTCCGTTTCCAGAGCAAATGTCACGCTGATATCCACCTGCATCAAAAGGAGCACCAATATAATCATACCTTAAAAATATATCAGTCCAAGACTCTGGATTAGCTATAAAACCATCACAGTGAAAATTTAACATAAACTCAGAATCAAACATTTCTGGATAATATAGAATCACAAATTCTGAGAATTTGTCATAATCTATTTCTGGTATTTTTATAAATTCAACATTTTCATAAGCCAAAGATGGAGATTTGTGAGTAAATATTCTTCTTTTGGCAAAATTAAGTATTCCCCCATCTGAATTAGATAGCTTAGATATGGAATCTATGTCAGAATTTATCTTTTTGCCAAGGTCGTTTCCGTAAACGCTTAGATATGTTACATCATTTATTGTCATGATACCGTTTGTATAAATTAATAATGTTCTTAGCTATGCTAAATTTAGAAAACTTATGCTGTATGTAAGAAGACCACTCATCTAATATAACTGATTGATAATGAGTGAAGTGTTTAACTAAGCTAGTATATGTCTTTGTAATGGATTCAACCGTAGGTTCTGCTACACAAAAATCTGGACATAAATTTGAATTAGGGTTATCACTGCAAACAAGCGGCAGTGCCCCAGCTGCCATCGCTTCTAAAGCTGGCAAGCCTAAGCCCTCAAACTTAGAAGGAAGAGCAACTATTTTTGTAGAATTGTAAATTTGATTAAGAGATATATTGTTTACTAGACCTAAATATTTTTTATCTTCATGTAGTGGTGTTGGTCCTACAATATATTTTTCTAAGTTCTGAAGTAATCCAAATCTTTTATTAGGATCATTCCATCTTCCAACATAAAGACAATTTATATCTCTTTTCATGCTTGGATCATAAAAGACATCTTTTATAGGATTCCAAATAACTGGAGCTTTTACACCTATATTTCTTAATTGCTCTCTTACTGGCTCACTAATGCATGTTACTATATCTGCCTTAGATAGTTGATCTTTGAGTTTTTGTATCGGGAAATCTGGTATGTGGGGAGGAATATCTAGAACATTAAATATTTTAAATCCCTTGTTTGATATTGCAGAGTCTTGATGCTCTGAATCAATATTACTGTAATCAAAATTGTTACAGTAAACAAAGTCATAATCCTCTCCTGTTACTACCTCGCAACCTAGTCCTTGGAAGCCCTCTTTTATGCGAGGAACCTGACACCAATACTCTTTAGCACCATATATTTTTACCTTAATCATCGTAAATACATCTAACTACAGGTATTTTCAAATTATTAGCCTTATGAAAATCTAAATCAAACTCTAAAGATTCTTTTTCACTATTCCACCTATATCCGCAATGACCAAAATGCTTATGTTGATATTCGACTTTCCTTTTGCCTATTTTGTCATTCAGCCAAGTGAAATGTTTTATTATCGCTACAGACTCTGGTATGACTGTTAGACTTTCAACATCGTCATATTTTATATACTTATTATCAAATATATAACAAATGTCATTATCCCAATAAAATTTATCTAACTCAATAAAGTTTTCTAGTTCTGGGATAACTATTTTTGTTTTAAATATTCTTGGAGGACAAAAAGGTTCCTCTAAGTAGTGATCAGTATCGAATACATAATTTCTTAAGCTTACTTTAAATAAGTTTTTGCTAGAACTTTCTACATACTTTTGTATTTCTTCAATATCTCGTTTAGTATAAAACTCATCAGAGTCAACTAGCCATACGTAATCTAAATTATATTTTTTTAGATTGTCTAGAGCTAAATTTCTAGCATCGGCTTCTGATATAAACTTAGGAGAGTCTACTAAATATTTAAGTTCACCAGAACTAACTAATTCTCTTAGTATATCAGTAGTGCCATCCTCAAATGAATCTATACTCTTATACTCAGCAAAAGGGACAGATACAGCAGAAACAACACAGTTTTGATCCTGTAAGAATGGTCTTATTGAATCAAGGGTATAATCTTCTGTATTATACCCACAATATATTATCCCGTATTTTTTCATAAAGTAGGCCAAAGTGGTATTGGTAAATTGTGTGGTTGTTTTCTGGGATCTCCAGATTTTATCTCTTCTGCTTTAAAATCTGCTGAGTCTGTGCCAGTTTTTCTTTTATGCCAGATTTTACCCCAAAAGTTTCTATTTAAATTATTTTTATCTTCTAGGTCAAGGTATCCCAAGTGAATTATTTTAGGTTCATACTCGGAAAAAGGAACTCTCCCTATGCATGGAATTAACTGACCCTTATCATCAATTAGTTCACAAGTATCGCTTTTTTCAGGATCAAAAGTGCCGTCTTTTTTTAATGAGAAGTTTACAGCACCTCTGTTAGTTCCGTCTCTAGTATGAATATACCATTTATAACCTATATTAACAAAGCTATGAACGTCTTCATAGAGGTCTATTGTGGGCAACATTATACTACAGGCAAAATCATGTCTGTTAATTTCGGCAAACAACTCTTGAAATGTATATTTCGATCCAGAGATTCTTTCGTCTAAATCTACTTGCATAACACAATTGTAACTGCACAATTTAAGACCCGCGTCTTTTAGTTCTCCATCCCAATATAAGTCTTTGTCTGGATCTATATCCGTAGAAGTGATTTTTACACGATCAAAAAAAGTTGTTTTGTTTATTTCTGCCTTAACTTCTTCAGTTTGATTTTGCAGTGTGCTTATAACCACTTCGTCAACATAATAAAACCAATTCTCAAAAACTTCTTGTAGGCAGAAGTTAAAATTATGCAAATTAAATACTGTAGTATAAAGAGAAATCATTAAAACTTTATTTTTTTAAAGCAACTAAAGTCATGCCTGTCTACAATTCCAATTTTTTGACCCAATATTTTATATCTATACCAGTCATTTAAAAATTTATCAAAATTTATACACTCCCTAATCACTGAGCTTAACCTAGTAGTAAAACACTTTTCCACAGAATTTATATCATAAGGGTCAAATCCTAGTCTAAGTATTTCTTTAAATAGCTTTTCTCTATTTTCATATCTTTTAATAACGAGTTCTTTGTCGTTTTCAAAACCTAACAACAAATGATTTGTATTAGGAAATAGATAATATTTCATATTGTGTTCCACAAAATGAAATGGGTTCATTCTTTTTTCAGATCTAATATTTTTTTGATATTCTTTTTTCCAGAAATTTTGATTGCTTAATTCAATCGTATTAGAACACCCTACTATACCTTCATGTGGATTATTAACAAATGCTGTTTGTTCTTTTAGTTTGAACATAAATCTTTTATTGTAAAGATAAGTCCCATCTACTCCTAAATCATCTAAATCAGCGCATAATTTTTTTAGGGATTTTGTAAACTCAGGAGATAGTCTCTCAAGAGTATCTATAGTGAGAAACCAATCGCCAATTTTCATTGGGCCTTGATAAATGCAATGATTTCTACTGAAATCCATTCTATTGCACCATCTTGTGTAGATAATATCTCCCTCACCTTTTACTGAATCAAGGTATTCCGCACCTTCATCTATGGGGTAATGAAATGTCCATACCAATCCATCAAAAGAGTCTTTGATAGGTTCAATCAGTTCCTCAAGATCATTTTTATGACCTTTGCTCGTTATACCTATCAGCCATAGTTTCATAACGCATAAAAACCTCTGGGTCTAAAGGTGACCCAGAGGTTTACTATGACCTCAAGGAAATAAATCCTCGACCTGTCATATTGTAAGATAGAGACCTTATTATGTCAACTATTCTTGAACAATCTCTTCACTAATTTTGCCTAATATATAGGCTAGGGTTTCATCAGTGTTTGTGTCAGGACTTATATCCTCCTCTATTATAGTGTCTAGGTCAGTCATAGTATGACTTTCTACACGCAAATTTTACAAAAGGGAATTAACCCTCACAAGAAGAGCAATTTAAAATGGATCTAGCTAGCTCTTGACTAGGATTAGCACTTCTTTGGTAGTAAAAACTTTTCACTCCTTGCTCCCAGCCAAATATTAGTAATTCGCTAACTTGTTTCGCTGGACACTTAGGTGAAATCATTACGTTTAGGCTCTGACCCTGATCAATATATTTTTGCCTTTGAGCAGCTTGTATCACAATTTCTTTTTGAGATATCTCGCCAAAAGTCTTAAACACATCTTTCTCTTGATCAGAAAGAAAATCTAGATGTTGAACAGACCCCCCTTTAACTAATATAGATTTCCAAGTAGTAGCATTGTTTTTACCCTTCTGTTCTAAAAGGTCTTCTAGATATGGATTTTTGTATGTAAATTTACCCTTAGCTAAATCTTTAGTAAAATAATTACTATTTAAGGGTTCAATAGAAGGGGAAACTTGGCCCAGAATAAAAGAACTAGAGGTAGTGGGTGCTATAGCCATTGTAGTCATGTTTCTCCTACCATATCCTCTAAGATACTCTGGCTCGCCAAACTCTTCTGCTAATTTGTGAGTAGCTCTATCACATCTCTCTCTAATAATATTATGAACTTCTGCATTTAGGAACTGAGCCTCTAATCCTTCAAATGGAATCATTTTGGATTGTAAGAGTGAGTGCCAGCCAAGAACACCAACTCCGATAGCTCTTTGTCTTTTAGCAAAATTATGGCAAGACTTCATGAACGGTATGTTTTCTGTCTTGTAGATATACTCTTCCATGACAGCATCTAAGAACTGAACTAAAGTCTCAACGGCATCAGTTTCTTTTATTTCATCCCATCTAAGCAAATTTAGGGAAGAAAGACAGCAGACAAAGGACTCATCCTCTGAAGAGTGCAATGATATTTCACTGCAAAGATTAGAGGCATGGATTTTGAGTCCCTTGTCTTTATATGCCTGTGGAGCATTGTTGTTGGCGTTGTCTGTAAAAAATATATATGGGTATCCTGTTTCAAATCTCTTTTTTATGATGTTGGCCCAAACTTTACGCTTGTCTTTGTCTCCATCAACCATCGACTGCATCCATTTATCATCAATACAAACAGCAAATGACATTTCTTGAATTGGATTACCTTCGCTCCTAATCATCAGAAACTCATCAATATCAGGATGATCAACAGGAAGATATGCAGCAAAAGATCCTCTCCTCACATGACCCTGCGATACTATGGAGGCGACTTTATCGAAAAGCTCCATAAAATAAACTGCCCCAGCAGAAGTCCCACCAACGCTGATAGCTTTTCCTCTCGCCCTAAGATCACCAAAGTAACCAGAGGTGCCAGAGCCATGCTTGGTCTGCATTCCAACTTCAGCCTGTTTTCTTAAAATAGAGTCCATCTTGTCATTGATGAAAACCCCATTGCAGGATATTGGAAGACCTCTATCTCTTCCAAAATTAGACCAAACAGGACTAGCTAGGGAATAGAACCCACGCTTCATGTAGTCCTCAAATTTATCTGCAAAGCCCCCCTGTCTGAGATATTTCTCAGCAGCTTCTGCTATGTTCCTAATCCTCTTTTTAGCTGTTTCTCCTTTTCTAAGGTATCCTCTTTCAAGAAATTGTTTTGAATCGTCGTTTAGCCAATAATAGTCTTTCATTAGAATAGATCGTCTGCGTCAAATGTTTGCGAGTTTTTCGCGTATTCTACGGGTCGAGTATGGAAAAAGTCTGTAGCATTATTGCCAAGCAATTCTTCCTCAAACCAGATTGTATTGACTAAGATTTTTTTGTCAACATCAAATGCTGGTCTAAATCCAATTTGTTCTAATGACTCATTGATTCTGTTCTTGATAAATTCTTTTAAAATAGGCGCACTTATGCCTTTTTCATTATATCCGTTAACCATCCAATCAACAATTTGCGACTCTGCTTTAAATGCAGCATGAGATTCCTTAATTATTCTCTCCTCTAACTCCTCGTTAAAAAGCTCTGGGTGCTCATTTCTGATAGTATTGATAATCTTAATACCTGCCAAAGCATGAATATTTTCCTCGTTCCTAGTATATTTGACCTGCTGACCAGTATCCTTTAGCACGTTTCTATATCTATTGAACCAGTTGATTACATAAAACTGGCTAAATAAGGACACATTCTCTACAAAAAGAGTAAATAAAATAAGAGAGTAAACATACTGCTGCTTTGAGTCCTTGTAGAACTTATGGTTGTATTTTCTTAAATAATTAACCCTACCCTCAATAAAGTCTAGCTTAAGATTTTGCTCAAAAACATCCTCTAATCCTAAAACCTTGAGAAGCCTCTCATAAGCGTTATTGTGAATAACCTCAACATTAGCCATTACAAACCCAAGGTCTGAAAGACTAGGATGAGGCAGATTATCACCCAATTTACTCCAGAACTTCTTAACAGCGACCTCTATCTGCCCTATTGCAGATAGCGTCCTGATAATCATTTCCCTCTCAGTGTCATTCAGCTCAACAGAGAAATCTTGCACATCGCTGGTAAAGCTAAACTCCTTATCTGTCCAAAACCCATTATGCATCGCCTCAATAAACTCCTGCGCCCAAGGGTAGTGGTCAGGCTTCCTAGATACTTGTTCTTCAAAAATCATTTCGTAAAGTTACACATGTTAGATTGAGCAAAGAACTGAGTCAATGCCTTTTTCTGAAAAAAATGTCGAAGACATTAAATTAATATGAACGTATCCTTAACGTATGGAATATTTATTTAATAACGTATCCAATACGTTCGTATCCCATACGTTCTATAGAGTAGGGTAAATTACTTTTTTGAGGTGTCAAGAAGAAAATTTTACTTGATTTTTCTAATTTTTATTTTATATTAATAATATCTTTTGATTGAAGACCTAACAGATTCAGCTCTGACAGAAATGATCAGGCAGGAAAGAAATGAAAAAGCGCTAAATGAGCTTATTTCTAGGCATTCTGGCATATACATTGATATGCTTAAGAGATATGGAATAAATTGTCTTACTGAGAATCAAGTCTTTGATATTATGAAAGAAAAAGACTATACGATTTATAGAGCTGCTTTAGAGTATGACGAGAGAAAAGCTAAATTTTCTACTCATTTAGCAAATAAGACAAAATATCTCTGTCTTACGCAGAAGACAAAAAATAAAAAGAATCGAGTTGTTTCTAACTTTGATGAAATTAATTTTTGTCAAAAAGACAAATCCTCTACTCCTGATGAATCCTGCACAATGAACGACTCATTTTCAAGAATACTGAATTTGATAAATAAGCATAAAGACAAGAGATTGAAAATAATTTTTCACGAAAGATATTTTTGTGGAGAAAGAGGCAAACTAAAACCTTGGAAGGATGTGGCTAAAAAGATAAATCTTTCCGCACAGGGATGCATAAATATTCATGATAAAGCTGTGAGAGAACTTAATCAGAAAATTGATAATGAGAAAATTAAATTTTGAAGGCCCAATAAATTCACTGAGCTTGGGAAATGTTACAGTAAACTTCTTAAGAGAGCTTGAAAAAAGAGATTTAGATATATCGCTTTATCCTATTGGGGATCAAGGAGATTTCACAGCGTATGATAAAATATCTGATGATTTTAAGTCGTGGGTTTCAAATATAGCAACGTCTAGATTGAAAAACCTATGTTCAGAAAACCCATCGCTTAAGATCTGGCATATAAATGGATCAGAAAAACTCCTACCAAATCAATATTTATACACTTTCCATGAGGTTGACTCTCCTACAGAAGAAGAAGTAAATATTGTTAATATTCAAAAACATGTATTCTTTTCCTCGTCTGAGGCTGCGGAAAATTTCAAGAATAAAGGATGTGAGAATGTCTCTTACATACCATTGGGATTTGATCCAGATTTTCATGTAACAGAAAAGAAGCACCTTGAAGACACAATTCACTTTGGGTTAGTAGGAAAATTTGAAAGAAGAAAAAACACTCAAGCTATCATTCAGCTTTGGGCAGATAAATTTGGTAACAATCCTAAATATCAATTATCTTGCTTGGTTTCTAATCCGTTTCTTAATCAAGAGCAGATGAATCAAGCAATACAATCATCACTCAGGGGTCAGAATTGGTCTAATATTAACTTTCTACCTCATTTGAAAACTAATTCCGAAATGAACGACTTTATCAACTCTATTGATATTGATCTATCGGGGATTTCTAATGGAGAGGGATGGAATTTACCTTCATTTAATGCTACAGCACTAGGAAAATGGTCTATAGTTAGTAACTGCACCGCACATAAAGATTGGGCTACAAAAGAAAATTCAATTTTAATTGAACCTGTAGGCAAACAACAATGTTACGACAACTATTTTTTCAAAGAGGGCCTTCCATTTAATCAGGGACAATATTACAAATTAAAAGGAGATGATATTATAAAGTCATTTGATGAAGCTGTATCCCGTGTGGGTCAACTTAACACAGAAGGGACAAAACTTCGTGACAGTTTTACATATTCAAATACTATTGATGAGATTCTTTCACACATGTATAGCGATTCTTGATTGGTATAGAAATTGATAATAGATTATTATGTATTATAAACTTAATAAAAAATTCATGGACTACTTTGATCAATTTGAAACTACTAAACACGCTAAAGTTAAAGATAGCGGTGATGTTTACGTTGGTGAATTTGAACTAGCTGGCTTCTCAAAAGATGATATTGAAATTTTAGCTACTGATGAAGAACTAAAAATTCATGCAAAGAATAAAGAAAGAGAAAAAAGATTTAATTTAACATTATATAGCGCTGTATCTATCTCTGATATCTCCTCCGAGACAAAAGATGGATTACTTACAGTTACCATGCCTAAAAAATGTGTTAGTGAGCGAATAAAAATTAAAGTAAAATAATGCCAATTTACGTCTACAAACACCCAACTGAGGAGAGATATGAGGAAATCATTCAGACTATGAGTGAACCTCATGTCTTCTCCAAAGACGGGGTAGAGTGGAAAAGAGTATTTTTACCAACTCGTTGTTCAATATCAGCAAATGCTGACCCATTTAATTCAAACTCTTTTGTAGAAAAAACCGCAAATATGAAAGGCACGTTTGGAGATATGATGGATTATTCAAAAGAACTTAGCGAAAAGAGGGCTGAGAAAGCTGGGGGAGAAGATCCTATTAAGAGACAACACTTCAATAGGTATGAAAAAGAAGTTGGCAAAAAACACATTGCCGATAAGAAAACTTCTTACGAGAATAAATCAATCAAAATTGATTTTGATTGATTATGATGGAGTGGTTCCTATTCCAATATAACCCCATAGGTTAGTCCCAGTTTGAACCACTAAATTTGATCCAGAAATAGCTAAAGCACCAGTAGCTGTATTCGGTGCTGTTTGAGTTTCGGGATTTAGCCCTGTCCATGTTGGCAGTTCAAAACCAGTTTGAAATGTAACCAATTTACGAAATACACTTGTTCCTATAACATCTAAATTTCCACTAAAGATTCCTGATTGAGAAAATGAAGCATGACTATCGAAGTAGTTGTCTCCACCTTCAAAATAATGACCCTCACTAAATTTTGCATAAAATCTATTTGGATCAGCAACAGTTAAGCTTGATGCAGTCTGATCTTTTAATGCAACAGAGCCTGTTGCTTCTTTGTTAAATGTTATCAGATTGCCAGCTATAGCGGTATTTCTTTCACTTCCTGTTCTGAAATTTATTGAATCACCATTTATAGCTACATTTTGTATACCACTTATGGTGCTTGTGTTAACGGCTAGTGCTATATTGTTAAATCCAATAATTTGACTGTTATGACCTGCTAGTAAAACACATCCACTATCAGTGTTGAAGCTATTATCTCCTGTGCTAGCTGTAGCAAAAACTTGTTTGCCCCTATTTTTTAAAATACCAGAGAAATTAAAATTACCTGTCAAATTTCTAGATAAAACAAAACTAACTCCTGTAGAGGTAGATTGTCCTATGTGAAAGTCTCCAGAAGGCCCAAAAAAAGTTGGCATCTGGATCTGTTCAGGTTGAATTTTGTTAAATGGCATAATACAATAGATTATCTTTTATAAATTACACGAATTCAATGAAATTTACTCTTTATAAGCCAAACTCTAAAAATACAGGGGCTGCTTTCAGTTTTGATCTAGCTAAGGACAAGAAGGGGAATGCAGTTATGTATGTCTCTATGATTCAGCAACACAGCTGGAACGATAAGACAAAAAGTGGCTCTTTTAAGGAAAATGCTAAGAATCCTGAAAAATCTGGCACAATCAAACTATCAGTAAATGAGGCTGGAGAAGTCCTTTCTTCATTTAAGACCAGAATACCTTTCGTAGCCTTTCATAGAAGGAATGATGATACAACCATAATTAAATTTACTCCTTGGGATAAGAAAAGAAAGATTATGGGGAAAGATGGAGATACTTGGCACGAAACCCCTGCATTTGGAGTCAGTGTTACACGAAATTCGTCCATGACTTTCAAGCTTCCCTTAGAGGCTGGAGAAACGGAGGTCTTATCAGAGTTACTAAAAAAATATATTTTAGAATCCTTTATTGTGGCAGACGCATATAAACCTCAAGCTCCCAAAGAAGAAACTCAAGAAGATACCTTAGATACTGAAGACTCAGATGTCCCCTTCTAAAAAACTAAGAGTGTTAGTTCACTCAAATCATAGCAGATTAGTAACTGGATTTGGCAAAAATGCTAAAAACATATTACTAGCTCTTCATGAAGATCCAGACATAGAAGTTATTGAAGCTGGAAATGGAGCTAAATCTGGAGCAGATCTACTTACTCCTTGGGAATCTTATGGGACTCACCCTTCAAATCCCAACATACTTCAACAGATACAGGGAGATGGGCCAAAAGAAAGAATGGCTCAATATGGTTTTTACACCATAGATGAAATAGTTGAAAAATGTAAGCCTGACGTTTACTTAGGAATTGAAGATATTTGGGCGTTTTCAGAATATGAGAAGAAACCTTGGTGGAATAATATAAATAAAGTAATATGGACTACTTTGGATAGCTTGCCAATCTTAGATCAAGCAATACACATGGAGCCTCTTTGTGATAAGATGCTAGTCTGGGCCTCTTTCGCAGAAGAAGACATGAAAAGGCTTGGGCACAAAAATGTAGAAACCATACATGGAGCTGTTGACTATACAAATTTTTATCCTCTTGAAAATAGAAATGACATAAGAAAGAAATTTGGAATAGATGACTGTTTTGTAATAGGATTTGTATTTAAAAATCAGCTCAGAAAATCTGTTCCAAACTTATTGCAGGGGTTTAAAATATTCAAAGAGCAAAACCCAGACGTAAAAGCAAAGCTACTCCTGCACACTGATTGGGGTGAAGTGGGACAAGGGTGGGATATCCCTAGATATATCAATGAAATGGGCATTGATCCTAAAGATGTATTATCTACTTACGTTTGCCATAATTGTGATTTCTACTTTGTTTCTCACTATCAGGGAGAAGACAAAAATTGTCCTAGATGCAAAGCTGAGAAAACATTCAAAACAAAAAACAGTAACAAGGGCATTGGTGAGATTGAGCTAAATGAGCTTTATAATTGCATGGATGTTTACTGTCATCCTTTTACAAGTGGAGGACAAGAGCTTCCAATCCAAGAAGCCAAATCTGTTGGACTTATAACACTAGTTACAGAATACTCCTGCGGGACAGACTGTTGCTATGAACATCAAGGAGGCATACCTTTAAAGTGGAATGAATACAGGGAGCCTCACACACAATTTATAAAAGCCTCTACTTGTCCTGAAGACATAGCTGATAAATTAAAACTTGTTTATGAAATGGACGATATAGAAAGACTTTCTTTATCTGCTAAATCAATCAAGTATGTGAAAGAAAACTACTCGGTTAAAAAAATAACTGATAAATTAAAAAAATGTCTTCTCGGTCTAGGCGAACCCAAAAAACAAAAAACCGAAGAAAAGCCAGATCAAAATATCGTAGATATAAACGATGTCCTCGATGATGAAGGTGCTGAGAACAGAATAGCCGTAGTGATGCCAGAGTCTGCTGGAGACATTCTTATATTGAATTCTTTAATGAATAATTTAAAAACACTTTATCCTGATAAAAATATTTATGTTTTCACAAAGCCTGAATTTTATCAAATGATTGATGACAATCCAAGCGTTCATAAACTACTGCCGTATCAACCATCTTTAGAAAATCTTTTATTTTTAGAAGGAAGGGGCAATCATAAAGGATACTTTGATATGGCGTTCCTTCCAAATATTGGAACACAGAGGCATTTAAATTATCTTCACAATGGAAAAGATAAAACTCAATTTGAACTAAGATGAGCCACCTAGCAGAAGAATACGCCAAATCTTGTGGGGTCAAGATTGGTAAGCCAGTTTTAAATCCTCATTATTTCCCAGTTATGCATGACCAATACATAACTATTCATAATGATAAAAAAGTTCAGTCGAAAGAATACGATATGTGGTCAGATGTTATCGAAATACTTAGACCACATTTAGGAGGGATCAAGATAATCCAAATAGGCGCTCATGGTGAAGACAGAATAGAAGGTGTTGACGATCATTTATCTACCAACACACTAAAGCAATGTTCTTACATAATAAAAAATAGTCTTGGTCATGTTGGTATTGATAGTGTTCCTATACATATAGCATCTGCATTAGACAAACCCGTTGTTGGAATATACGCGCACACTTACGCTAGCACATGCTCTCCACTTTGGAACGATAAATCAAAAGCAATCACGATAGAGTCCGACAGAAACGGAAACAAACCTTCTTTTTCTCTACAAGAAAACCCCAAAACAATTAATTTTATTAAACCTGAGCAAATAGCTCAAGCTGTGCTTGATGTATTGGGCATTAATAAAACAATAACGCATAAAACATTACATATTGGAGACCTATATTCTTCTAATTTTGTTGAATTAATACCCAGCGAACTTTCAAATGTAACGGCAAATAACATTGATGTTAGAATGGATTACTGCCATAATGAAAAAGTTTTAACACATGTCTTACAAACCAATAACGTCGAGGTGACCACCTCAAAGCCCATAGATTTAAATCTTGTTCGATCTGGCAAAATAAAAAAGATAATTTACAAAAGCGACTCTTTCGATATGGATTTCTGTAAAGGCGTGAAGGAGTCTGGAATTCCTCATGTTTTAATCTGTATGTCTTCAGAGAATCTTTCTAAGGAAAGATCTAAAAACTTTGACTATTTGATAAACTATTTAAATCTACAAGACTTAATAAAACAAAATAAAAATAAAGTTAAGGTAAAAGACTTTGATAATATTAAGATAAAAAGCGGTAAAAAAGTAGTTTGTGGAAATAAAATCTATGACAGCTACTTTGACCTGACAGGTAGGAAAAATTCAGATCACTTTTTTATTGACCTTGAGTTCTTTAGAGTTTACTCTGATTCGGATGAGTAAGAAAAAGATCTACGGACCAGATATCTACAAGCGTAACGAACACGGATTGCTTGAGAATGTAGACTATGAATTTAATGAGGACGGCTCTGTCAACTGGAGAGCTATGATTAAGGAAGAGTTTCTCTATCCTAATAAGGACTGGTTCACCTCAAGAAAGAAAGATATTCCTAATTCTGTAGAGGGCCTTTCTGATAAGCAGCTTCTCATCATGCTTGGAGGCATCAAAGAGCTGGCTAAAATGAGAGGATACTCCACGGTAGCTTTTGATGTTACTCAGCCTTCAGATGGCTATGTAACTGCTAAATGCACAATAAACTGGGATAAGAATTATGAGACGCAAGATGAAGTTGCATATCAAGACTATGCTAACGCCACTCTTGCAAATACAGATAATTTCTGCGCTAAATTCCTAGAAACAATCGCTTGTAACCGAGCTTTTGTGCGCTGTGTTCGTAATTATCTTAATATCCACATTGTAGGTGCAGATGAGATTGATAAGTCAAAAGGTGCTAATAATTCAAACACCGTTGAATACGACTCATCTAGTGATGCAGTAATGCTGCCTCTGACCCCTTCAGGAGCGCTACAGAAGGCTTTGGGAGACAAGTTGGGGGACAGTTCATTTGATGGATTCAAGACGTTTCTCAGGCAATTGTGGAAGGATGACTCCTACAGAAATGAAGATGCAAAAGATTGGTCTTCTTATGAAGATATTCCAGCCAAAGAGTGCAGGAAAATAATTTCCATAATAAAGAAACTATAGCCCAAGCACATTTCTCTGTGCAGCGGTAAGAGAGGTTGGGATAGTAGAGGGCGTTATTGCTTGCTGTCCTCTGTCCATAATAAGCTCTTGATCTGGCGGGACTAGCTTAATTGTAGACTCACTGATTGTGGTCCTGATTCCATCTGATCCAACTGTCACAGAAATAGAGTTTAATGTTTCTTTGAAATCAGGTATATGTAATCCATATAATGTTCTAGTCGAAGATTTTGGACTATCATTATTGTCTGTATAAGTTCCTCTTAAAGAATGAAGAATAGACATCTCTACAGTAGTGCCGCTTTTTTCTGATAATGTCAGATTGTTCAATAAATTATACTCTGGCTTCTCTACTTTAAATAATTTTAAATCAAACCTATCAAACAGGTCTGATTCTTTTTGAGAGCCTTCTCCTCCTCTAGCGATATCCTTATCCTCCTCATCCTCGTCTTTTTCTTCATCTACCTTGTTGACTCTTGTTTTGCTCCTAGTGTATTCCAGCCTCATTATCTTCTTAAGATCCATAGCCGCATCAAAATTAACTTTAGATTGTTGAACCAAGTCAAAAACCTGCATAACAACGTCAGCACCAGTGGCTTCTTCATTACTGGGTTCTAGTTTCCCGCCAATAAGTAGTTCATTCCTATACTCAAGTAATTCTATTTTATCCGTGAGAGTTTTGAAATCTAAAGCCTTATCTATTTTTTCAGCCTCGCCATCTTCTACTTTAGCATTTTTCTTTTCTAATTTCTTTATGGTCCTTTCCCCCAAGAAGTAAAAAGCATCCGCTTCTCCTACAGACTCTCCGTTAGTAGCCTCTTTTATATTAAAGATTGTTCTATCTTCTTTTTTCACCCCGACATGATCTAGAAAATCATTTATGTGTGATAAAGAATCAATATCTGCTACATTTTGAGTTCCTCTGAATGGTCCTTGTATAGATAAGTTGTTTGTATTAGCAAATTGCATCCTCTCTACTTTATATTTGCTATATCCATTTGAAACATACAATGTCCCAGCTATTTCAAAATATGCTTTTAGCATTTCATGCAATTTTGAAGAAGAAGGCTTTGGAAAATTTGTTATAGGTTCGCCATCAGGTTTAAATCCTTTTTCTAAATCTCCTTCTAATTTTGTCACATGATCGCAGATCAACTTTCTATAAAAGAATCCATCTTCTCCACTTCTTCGGGATGATATCCTGTTACCATTTTTATCAAGAAATACTAATTTTGAAGGATTGCGAACATCAAAGTTTACTCCCTCTGCGCTCATGAATATACTTCCCTTAGCGAATCTTTTGTCTTCACTTAAATCTAAAACAGGAGTCAGATCATTCGCTAAAAATAGCTCTATATCATTAACACTTGGACCAAAGGGAAATATGAGCCTAGTTTTAGGACTTCCGTAGGGCCATAGAGTAGACGGTATATTTATATTTTTCTCGTATACTTTTGCTATTTCAGATTGCCTCTCACCCGCTTCTACCGTTCCATTATTTAAATGTAGAATACAATAAGTATAAAGGTCAAAAATATCATCACTAAGCTCTTGATTAAATATTGAAAACCAAAATCCTAAATCAAATTTAGTTAAGGGAAATGTTGCCTCCTCATCTTCGTCAAACATTTCTGTTATATCTACCCTTTTAAAAAATACGGGTCTTGGTCTATCTTCACCAGTTGAGCTAGACTCAGATTCTTTTTTTTCTGCGCTCCCAACATAAGTATTTACAATCTTGTTTGTGATTGTGCTTTCAGTAAAACTAGCACTTAATATATTTTCATTGGTTGTATTCGTAAAGTCCTCTACCTCCATTTGAGAAGCTTTTTCTGTAGATATAAATCTAATATTTAAATTTGTAGGATCAACAAACCAAAAATAACCAAGGTAACTAGCAACGGCTGTTACTATGCTGTCTAAAGATCCACTCATATTAAACAAAACATCATCTGCTTCTGGTAGCCCCTCTACAGTTATTCCAGCTAAATTTAGAATCTCTTTAAATTCTGTTAGGGTGTAACCATATTTTAATTCATACTGAGCCAAATCAGGAGAAGCTTTATATTGATCGCTAACGAAATCACTATTAACACATAGGTTTTCTATCAGTTCTTTATTTTGGTAGCACAACGCAATTTTCACACCGTCAAATTTTGCGGCAGATTCTATATTGTAAATTTTACCAGCACTTATAATACATCCATTTTTTGTCGGTGGAGAACTTGGAAATTGACTTAATGGTGTGTTGATAACCTCTGAAAAGAATGGCACACCCTTGGGCCTCCCATCATCTGTTTGCCAATCAAGGCTTTCAGAAGACGGAGAACAATTCACCCCTCTAACCAGAACTACATATGATTTTAAAATTAAGGAAGTTCTATCAATATATTTTCTGTTTATAACTTTTTTGTTCGGCCCAGCGTTTGTTGTAAAATCTGTGCAAACAAAATTTGTCATTATATTAGATATTTTCTCATTAGAAAAAACTCCTATTTCTCCCAATTCACCAATAACAGTCCCCAAACCATTTTTCCCATCTAAGTTTTTTGCGCTTAAAATAGTATTAACAGAAGCTTTATGACCCCCTCCTGAATTAGTGAAGTTCAAATCTAATTGAGATATTGTTTCTTTTTTCATAATACTAAATTATCTCCATCTAAATTTTTTGGAAATTCTCCACTTATAATACAATTTACACCTGATCTAAGCATCGTAACTCCTGTATATGTCTCTATATAATTAGATTTATACTGCAATATACCATTTATGTAAAAATTGGTTCTACCTTTTATAAAGGAGTGTCCATATAAATCAAAATTTAGACCAGTTACCGAATCCGTTCTTGGTCTTTTTTTGTAAGCTACATATTTAAAATTATCTTTATTGTTCGATGTTACCACGCCATTTGATTCTGAACTAGAGTCATATAATGGCGTGGTTAAAGTCCCGTCTTCTACGCCAACACCGAGTCCAGAATAAACCTTCTGGCCGTTTAAGAAATAATCCATACTACTAAAAGGAGTATCTGCGCCTAAGCTTCCGTCAATGCTATCTTTTAAACTCGTTCCTAAATCTCCAGTGGCAATAAAAGTTCCTGCGCTACCAACATTATAACTGATTTGTGAAGTCGCATTTTTTGAGTTTGTATCTGTAAAATTTAAAGTAGCGCTTTCTGAATTTGATATCAAAACACCAGTTCCTTTTACAAAAAAATCTCCAGTCTTTACTTGAAAAATCAACTCATTTGTAGATTGAGTTTGCGATGGCACTTCTTGAGCATAAGCCATACCATTGACAGAAAGCATTATGTCGCTTTGACCAGTTGCTATTGATCTATCGTAAAAAAAATCTCCAGCAGAACCAACAGAATCTACATTAAACTTGTTAAAAGAATTTGTCTGCAACTCTACAGAATTACATCCTGAAACAGTTATATCTCCTGTTGATATGTTAAATTCGTAAATCATGATTCAATAGAGTCTCCCAAATATTTTATAAAGTTCTTTTTAAAATCTAAAGATTCTCCAAGAAAATTAACTCCAGATGTTGGGACAGCAGCTTTGTCGATTACAGTTTCAAACAAAGGCTCTTGAACTATACCACTAACATCTGAGAGTATTCCAGTTTGCATTCTTGAGCCAAACAATTTTACTGTAATCGTATTAGAACCAGATAGACCTCTCGCTTCAATAAATTGGCTAACAGCCCCTTCAACATCTCTCAAACCCAAGGTATCAAAAGCTGCTTCGCCTGTGGGCGTATACTGAGATCCTGAATTTGGATGCAAAAACCCAACTTCTTCTTTTGTGAATCCCGTGACACCATCTAAATTAAAAGTTTCATAAACAAAATATCTGTCTCCCTCTTTTACATTAGCGGTTCCGTTTTCAACTAGATTACCAGTAAACATTGGTCTGCCAGTAGCTATTCCAACACTACCCGTGTCTTGATAATCATAACCAGTAATCCCCGTTTTAAATGTAACAGTTTGATTATATCCTGTTATTCTTTTTGTGAATGTTGTAGTGCCAGCATCTTCAAAATATGTGCCAGCCAAACCACTTCCCAATTGATACATTACGCTAGGTGGTATATATCCAGAAAATAGAGCAAAGTTATTTAAACTAACATTAGATGTTGCAAACTCTCCAGATGGCCCATTTGGACCTCCTCTAAAATAAACATCAGAACCTCCAATGAAAAACTCTGTATTATTAGCTATAAAATTTGTATCTATTGGAAATGTAACTTGATCAAACCTATCATTCAAAAAATCACAATTTGTAAAAGATAATGTGTTATTGCCTACAGAAAAACCTAGAACATTTCTTTTGCTCAACTCAATAAAACTACTAGATTTTATAAAATCCCCCTGCTTGTTAAAACCTTGAAAAAATAAATGCCCTCTTTTTGTTATTCCAAAATTGTAACCCTTGGCTCCTTTGACAACTTGGTCGTTTATAGTTTGTGATGTTTTACTTAATGATCCAAATAAAACACAATCACTAACTTCTGAATTAAATTCAAAATCAAACAAAACAGATGCAGAAGAAAAATTTAAAGTGTCAACATCTTTAACTTTTAAATTTGACTGACTTAAGTTTGCTTTATCTCCATTTAAAAAAGTTCCAGTGGTAAATTGTTTTGCAGCAGCTATGGTCCCGCCAACACCGACAACCACTCCGCTATACAAGCCTGTATCATTAGCTGGTTCACAATTTTCTATAACTCCATAGTTTATACTCCCATCAAGTTCATTACCAATGTGTCTACCGCTCAATCCAGAAAAACTGTAATGAGCCAAAAGCCTTCGGTTGCTACCAATGGCTTCTCTCATCATAAGTTCTAGGGATTTATCGCTCATACTAATAGTATCTACTCATATTATATGAAATTGTTTGCTCATCTATAGTGCTATTTTCACTAAAGACGAAAAATCCTGTTGAGTTACCACTAACAACATCTACCAATTGTTGCAATTTGCCAGTATCTCCTTCACAGGTAGCTGAAATTCTATATTCTCCAGCTGATCTGTTTTTAATTTTTTGTTTTGCGAAACCAGCTATGCTTGGCAAAATCCCACTTACCTCTATAGGTTTTTTATCAGATATAGACATTTTTAATCCAGACAGCGTTCCAGATGCCAAATCAATTCTATTATCAAACTGTAAACTATAAGAAATTTTTCCGTCTGCTGGTGTTTTTGTTATAGATTTAGATAAAGGCTCTGGATTAATGAAATCTCCACTAATGTGATATCCAGTTACAACTTGCCTAAAATCACTCATTGAGTCTACAGCCTGATTTAAAAACCCAGACTCTGAAGCAAATCCACTGAATCGAGCATCTACTTGAAGGAATCTTTGTCCAGTTGACGGATCTCCAGTAGTAAAAACATCAAATGGACTATTATAAATAAATTCTCCATTTACATTAACTGTTACTTTAGAATTATCTTTACTGGCAGAAATAGAGGAGTTCTTTTTGTGAAGAACATTATCAACTTGATCAACATTAGATGGGTCTTGAAAAACGTAATTGAAATCTATTTTATTAGTCCCAGTGTCTATGTTATAATTAAAAGTTTTTGGCCCTCTGTTAATAAATGTGTAAGCACCACTTTCATAATCAGATAATGAATTGGCTACCGCATTTACAGCTATGTCCGTAGCTTGTTCAGATGTAAACATTCCCGTTTCTATCATCCCAGAATTAGGCTGTCTTATAGAGTCTATAGAGCCTTGAACTGATGCATTAACATTTACCGAGAGACCCGCTTGCTTATCAAATGATATTTGAGTTGTAGAATTAAAAATCCCAGACTCTGTTATAACAGGATTATCACTAGTTGTGTATTTGTAATTTTCTGTAATGCCATAAGAGCTAGCACTCTTGTTAACTTCTTCTGTCCTAGATATTAATACAGCATTTTTTACAAGCTCTCCATTTGAAGTCCCCGTTTGAAATAAACTTATATTTTTGCAACCTGTAGTTCTTCCAGTAACAAAATGTCTGGCATTATCTAACGGTGATGTTGAGTCTACTTTAACTCCTACAGCAGAAACATTATGAGTTACGTTTGTGATTTTTCCGTCCTCTTCTTGATATTGCCAAGTGTCTACTGGATTTTCTACGCCGAAATACTCTGAAAAAGTAGCAGATGAGTATGATTCAAATGTCACTGCATAAGGCAGTATTGTTGTTAAATCAGAATCAGAAAAACTTACAGAAACAGGCTTGGTTGAGGTGAATGTTTTATCCTCTGTATCATTACTTATTGTTAGTGTCTGAAACTCAGATAACAAACCGCTTATTAATTGCATTTTCTGCAAGTGCAACCCAGCCAAGTTCGATCCAGTGAAATTACCAACTATAGATACATTATCTAAATAATGATCAAGTTTACCCTGAACATAAATAGTATCCGTAGATTGCCCCACTAAAGGCATAGGTTCAGGAAAAGAATAAGAACCATATGTAATGCTTTCTGCCATTAGTCTGATAAAAATAAATATGTTAAATTTCTAGTAGCCTTACCATCTCCAATATTTGTGTTACAAACATCAGCGACTATATGTGTGACATCTTCATCGACAAAATCTGTAAATTCTTGAGTTTTACTCTCTAATATTCTTTGAGCCTCATATATTCCCGCCCCTTGAGACACTGTAGCCTCTGCTGTGACAGAAGCTCTTCCTACTGTTTTTAAATCACTAACCACAACCTGTTCTTCCAAGTTAGACAAATCTAAGAATTTCTCTATTCTATTTATCTGCCTCTGTTTACTCAAAGTTTTTTTCAACTTCAGCAAGTTACTATCTGTTGTCGCGTATGCGGGGTCTGTTGTATAAACAATAGAATCTTGTATAGAACCTTCTGCTCTATTGAAATTAGACCTTCTTGATTTTTCATGGAATGCCTCTGTTGGATGAAATAATCTTCTTACTCTAAGGGGATTATCATCCTGTGTCTCATTCCAGAAATTTTTGCAATTATCAAATTTGTCAACATTGTTTTTCCCGTTTGAATTAAAGGTAATATTCAATGTATACTCTTTAAATTTATTTGCTTTTGCCTCTACCCCAGAATACGAAATATTATTGTCGCCTGACTTGGATGGATCAGTGGAAAAAACTAAACTTAAAGTTGCTCTTATAGAATCTTTTACTATACCCTTTGATATTGAAAAAGGAGATCCAAACTCAGCTTGTTCTTTTGTTTTTATCTCTTGTATTTTTTGAGCTATTGCAGAGGTTAAAGTCTTTTCAACTTCTTCTTTAAGAGATGTTAGTTCTATATTTACTGTCTTCTCTAAAAATCCTCTCTCTGTTAGTTGTATAGTTTGAGTTTCTTTTGTTGATACACTTTGGTTTGGATCAATAATAGAAGAATCAACTTTCTCATTTAGAGAAACAGAAAGATTGATTAAATCATAAGTCTCTGATAAATATCCTTTAAAGTTTTTATTTATCTTTGCATTTTCAGATATCCCATCTTCTTGATACCCTAGATCTGGTCTGTTAGTGAAATAATAGTTTGTTAGAAATGTTTTAGCATTATCCAAAAACTGATCACCAGCTTCTTGATTATAAGATATACTTATGTCTCTGCTAGAGGAGTAATTAGCGCCGTTTCTAGAAAAATTGTAAGACTCACTAAAGCTCTCTAAAGCGTGAGGGTTTGGTATGTATTTTGCAAACTCGCTAGAAGAGTAGTCATCTAGCTTTCTGTTTTCAGCTATTGTTACAGTTACTGTTTCTGATCCAACTAAAGTCCCTGCATCAAAACTTATATCAGAAATTCTACCGTTTAGATAATCATCTGCACCTATTCTAGCTACGATATTAGGTCTGCCATAGGCTTCTTTAATTGCATCTCTCCCAATCAAAAGAACAGTATCGTCCTGCTGAAATTCTATATCAGAAATATCTATGACATAGGAACCTTGTATTTGATATCCAAAAAGTTCTTCTGTATCTAGATAATTGTAATTAACTTCTAAAGATGAAGATAATACATTATTTACTATTAAAGCAGCCATTTTAAATAAATTTATTCTACATCTTCTTCAGTTGCTCCTGTTGCAGTATCTTCTACATCTCCTTGCTCTCCAGAAATTCTCTCTACCTTTTTCCTTAACTTAACTTGCTCTCTAGCTAATTGCTTCATCGTCCTTACAGAGTTTGCTGTAAATTTAGCTGTTTGTTTTAGCATGTCTCCCATCCCCTGTGCTGTAGGCAGTAAGTCGCTTATGGCATCTTCAATTTTTCCTATATTAGCATTACCAGCCTCAATCGCTTCTTTTTGTTGCAGTAATTCTTCTGCTATAGCAGCTGTTTCTTCATCATTTGCAAATTGAAGAAATCTCTCAGTTGCTTTTCCCATTGCTTCATTTAAAGCTCTTTGTGTCGCTGTAAGATTGTCCATCTCTTCCCCAGTTGCGCCTATACCTAAAGCTTTGTTAGATGCATTTTTAAATCTGCTATCAAAAACGGCATCATCGCCTCCTCCTCCAAACCGCCCTTGTGTCGATACGGCTTTCATAATCCTCTCAAGCATTGCTGGATCTATCTCTCCTAAGCCTTCAGATGAAAGTAATTTTTCAATAGTTACGCCAGTTCCCTCTAAGCTTGTCATTGTCTCTTCCAAGACTCTGCCTATTCTCTCAAGAGCTTCGGGGTCATCTTTGCCCAAGGTAAGAGGATCAAGACCCTTTATTAAACTGCTTAATTGATCGCGTTGAGATTTCACAACATCTAAATTAGTTTTAGTATTAGGACCGCCACCAAAAGCAGTTTTAATTGCATTAGCAGAAGCAGAAATAGACGAAGATAACATATCAGCGATTTTAGTTTCTGTATCTAATCTAAGTTTTGATATTTCTCTTTCTGTTTTAAGTAAATTAAATCCAAATTTTCTAGCAGCATCGTTGAAAGCTCCTTGAGCTTCTGTCTGTTTAGTTCTGGCTTGTTTAATCATATCAAAACCTTCGCTAAATCCAATCTTTCCTAGTGGGTTATCTCTAGCCACATTGGCAATAACTGAACCAACATTTGTCCTAGCTCTCTGAAGAGCACTTTGTGCTGTCGCCAAACCTACTTTATCTGTTTCAAAAGACGCAGTATTTTGCATTACTGTTTTGTTTGGCCCTTCAGCAAATGCATCAACTAAGCGTTGAAATGATGTTGTTTCTGATAATGCTGTTTTTAAAGCAACATCTTGTTCAGCAAATTTTTGTGCAACATCAGCTCTTACTGAAGATAACTTTTCTATAGATTGAACCTCTTCCGCTTGAGCAGCGCTCAATCTGTTTTCAAAATCCCTTTGTTTTTGAAGGTTAGTAAATCTATGACCAGCTTGCTGTGCTGTTATGTTCGCTAGCTTTTTTTGTTCATCTGTTAAGTTCTTTGTTACTTCGGCAAGTTCTGCCTCTGCTTTAGCTATTTGGCGTCGTTGTCGCTCCACAGCTCTGATGTTCCCTGAGTTTCTTGCGGTGGAGACCTTAAACAGTTTTAGCTCTTTTTCTTTTTGACTTTGCATCAGACGCTCAATCTCATCAATAGACTTGCTACTCTGTTTTGCTAATGTGCCAGCTTTGCCACCACCCATTTGATTAGCTTCCAGATTTTTAGTTAAAAACCCTAAATCTCCACTTGTAGCTCCACTTGATTGAAGAATTACATCTTTAATTTCACTACTACTCAATTTTTTAGCCTCTTTGCCCCCAAAAAGACCTCCTACCCCTTCTCCCGCCATTCCTCCACCTAATCCTCCTAATACACCACCTATTATTGCTCCAACAACAGGTATTGGAATAAAAGCTTGTCCTAGCGCTGCGCCAGCAATAGCACCACCAGCACCACCTACTGCTCCACCTACACCCTTAGACTTTTCTCTCTTAGATAAACTATCATTTGTTAAAGTATTAAATATATCAAATCCAGCTAAACCCACCGCAAGAGCACCTGACCCTCTTACAAGTTTAGCCCCTTTAGCAGATTTACTAAACGCCTCTTTACGTGCTGCTCCAGTCTTCCCTTTTGCTGCTCTAATTGTATTTCGCCCTTTTCCAGCAAAAAAGTCTTGAGTCTTCTTCCCTACCCTAGTAGCACCAAGCCCTCTTCCAATTGACCCACTACTAACCATATTGACAGTTGCAATAGTAGCTAAAGCTATAGCTGCTGCGTTAGCCGCACTAGCTAATCTTTGTAATCGTGATGGTTGCTCTTTTAAGTTATTTATTAGAGTTTGTTGTTCTCTTATAAGAATTGATTTTGTTAATGCATCTTCATCACCAGCCTTAATGCTTTCTATAGTCTTTTGTATCTCCTCTTCTTTTTTAGCAATAAGCTTATCGCTTATAGCAGTTACTTGACCCAACGCAATTTGAACCCCACCTACTATAAAGCTGAAACCCATCATGCTGTCTGATACTCTATCAAAAGTGCCAGCTAATTCCGTTCCTGAAGTATTTACAGAACTAGTTTTACTTGATGAAGTAGAACTAGCTTTACTTGATGGCGTTCTTCCAAAAGCTCCAGTCCCTCTAGCAAACTTAGGTATGAACCCTCCAGCTTTTTTAGGTATTCCTGATTTTACCTTTCTTCTATCCTCTCTACTTTGACCTTGGTTAATCAGCTTTTTAGCCATACTACCAACAGTTCCAGTTCTCATTTTTTGTCCTTTTTCATGGAACATAGAACTTCCAGTAGCATCATGCTTATAATCTAAAAATACTTTATTAGGATTCTTGCCTAGCCCAAATAATTCTCTTATGGCCTTTATGGCAAATGCACTAACATTACTTCCTTTCTTTCCACCCTTGATATCAAAATCTCCTCCTTCTTTTGATTGAGCAGGGCTAATCTCCAAACCTTGATTAACAGCAGCTTCAAATGCTGCACCAATAACACCCCTCAAAGCCCCTTTTCCTCCACCTTGTTTTTTTAGTATGGATTCTATCTTCTTAGGTTCAGGATTACCTAAAGCTGGATCTAACAAAGCAGCAAACTTCGCCGCATTTTTTGTGACAGATTCTGTTATATTCTTTTTTAACTGTTCGTCTTTAGGGTCAGCGGCTTGATCAACTGCTTTGGGGACTTGAGGGCCTTTTATTGGGAAACCATTTTCAATTTCATATTTAATTGTTTTATTCCCTTGTCTAAAAGATCCAGTTACTCCCTTGTTAACCATGCTACTCATGCCAATATTAGGAACAAGCATTGCTGCTTTAGTCCCATCAATCATATTGATTGTTTCCATCGGTGTTGGCTTGGCAGCAGCTTTTTCTCTATCATCTTTTAACTGCCCCCTTTTTATACCAGCTGCAATTGCATTGGCATTAAAGCCTTCACGTTGAGCTTCTGCGGCACTTGTGATGTTTGTATTTTTTAGCTTTGTTGTCGCTGCCAAACTCAACCTACCCGTAGGGTATCTAGGAATTGATCCCGAAGCATACATGGGTATAACAGCAGAGTTCCCTCCTGCAAAATTTGGTATTTCTACCTCTTGGTCATTCATAATGAACCTTCGTCCATTTATTCTACCCTGACCAAAATGAGCATTTACATTAGATGTTGCTCCAAGCATTTGTGCTGTAGCTTCTTCCTCTTGAAACCCTGTGGCAAAACCTCTTCCCCTTCTTCCTGAGAATAAGCCAGTATTTGAACTAAATCCTGTAACACCTCTAGCAGCAGCTGCTGTCGATATTTGTCGCATTAGAGCTGCTTGGCTTTTAAGTAGCGCGTTCTCTCTTCTAATAGCATCTATCACAGCTTGCTCTCTTTGAGCCTGTGTTAGCGTGGTATTTTCAATGGCTTTTCTAAGATTTGAATCTCTTTGTAAAAGTCCAACTATACCGCCTTCAATTTGTTTTATTCTCTCTGCGGCTGTCCCCATTTGGAATAAAGATTTTATTCCATCGACTGCAAACTTAGCTATGAGCTTTGCTATTTTAGCAAATGCAGCAGTGAATATAACAATAGCTGGTCCAGATAAGAACGCAGATATTGATTTAAAAAATCCTTTGATAAAAGTGCTACCCTTTTCTGGGTCTAAAGCTTTATCAAGAAATTCTGTAAACTTTGTCGCAAGACTAACAATGTTTTCTAACAATGGAGCAAATGTTACTGTTCCTATTTTTTGTGCTAGACTTGTTACTCCTTGAACTAATCTATTGATTTGATCTGCCAAAGATTCACTAAGGGCCTTATTTTTTTCAAATGCTTCATTTGTAGCTTGTGAGGCGGTCTTCGCCGCACTAGCAAATATAGATGTATCACTTCCTATATCTTTTAAAGCAGCACTCACCACGTTGATTTGGAATACACCACCAGCTAATTCTTTTATCTTTGCCGCTACAGTGGGATCACTAATATTTTCCAGTGCTGTAGATAAAGCTTGTAATTTCTGAACACCACTTTGAGTCGCATCTATTGCAACACCCAAATCTTGAAGCTGATTAATGGTTGTTCCTCTTTGAAGTCTTGTAAAAATTGATTTAAATGCGTTACCGATAACCGCTCCACCCCTAGCCGTTCTTTGCTCCACTGCTGTCACAAGACCCAAAAGCTGATCAAAACTAACTCCAGCATCCTCTGCCGTTGAACCTGCTCGACTAAAAGCTTCTGCCAAATCTTGAGCTGATACAGCAAAAGCGGTATCAACAGCGACCATCTTATTGACAATCTCAGTGTGCTTCAATCCAGCAGACTGGAATCCGTTAATAGCTGCTGTTAAGGCTTTCACAGACTTCTCTGCATCTAGCCCAGATATCCTAGTCAACACTAATGCTGATTTTAATCTTGATGCTGTCTCCTCTGCACTTAAACCCTGACGAGCCAACTCTGCTGCGCCCTCTGCTACAGTATTGAAAGACTGACCAGTTTCTTTAGCTACTTGAAAAATTGAATTTCTAAATTTATTAAAATTCGACGCGGTAGCTTGAAATATAGAGTTAATCTCTATTAACCTCTTTTCTACTTCTATAGTGGTTGAGAGCAATGCCTTGAATGACTGGCTTACACCATTTAAAACAGCTGTAGTAGCTCCGAAAGCAAACACACGCGCAGTAGAAGCGTCTAGTGATTTTTGGAACTCTGAAGCTTGTCCTGTGATCCTACCTAGAGCCTGTTGAATCTGCTTTGTAGAAGCATTTAGACTCTGCGGATTTAGAGATACATTTAGGGAAGCATTTAAACTAGTAGGCATATAGTGTAATTTACACCTATCAGCTTAAAAAGTCTTCTGCTTTAAGATTACCATCTCTTGATTTAAGCTTCTGCTTTAGATCATCTATGCCATGAGATACTTTCTTATGTTCTCCCTGCTTAGACTCTTCATATTCCATCATTTTTACGGGGTCTCCATATATTTCCTCTGGAATACTAGTATTTTTCATTTTATTAAATAAAGCGTTAGACAGAGATATTAAGGCTTTTTGAAATTGTGTTATCTTATGAATATTAGTATCTAATATTTTTAAAGAATTTTGCTCTTGTGTAACAAAAAGATCAAAAAAACCTCCATGATAAGAGGCGTTTAGTATTCTTTCTTGAGATAGCAATTCATTATATCTAGAAAAAAGTATCATTGTCAAAGACCTCCTTTTTGTTTCATCTGGAGGGCTTGTAAAGTCTCGGTCTGTAAACACGCACTTATCAAAAGTTCTTTTTACTCTTTTGACTTCTGCTAGATGCTCTGCACTATAATTTGTTATTTGAGATCTTTTTTTTCTTAATTCAGATATTTCTTTTTCTTGATTTTTTATCTGAAGATTAAAAACTTTTCTTTGAGTCGGGTCTGATATTTTAGCTAAAGAAGAGTGTGATTTTTTAATCATCCACTCTAATGATTTTAGTTTTTCATCTTGTGCAATTGACCAAGAACCATTTTTAATAGCCGATTCAATCAACTCTTCACTAGATGATATACCAGAGGAAATAGATTTTTTTATATCTATCTCTTGTTGAGCTTCGACCTCTATTATGTCTAAGAATAAAGGATGCTTAAAAAAGAAAGTCTTTTTTTCTAAGCTTAAAATACTAAATCCTTTTACTATATCGAATAGATCTGTAGAAGCGGTATCACTCTTCTTCTGATTCTTTTTCACCGAAAAACTCCTTTAGGGCTTCTTCAATAGATTTTTGGTCTGTGCCTATTTTATTATACCAAATAGTTATTACCCTAATCAAAGTCTCAAATGACGAATCAAAAATTTTCTTAAGTCTAAGCTCATGAGGGTCTTCTATATCATCCTCCATCTCTTGTAGACTTAATAGTGACTCTCTTTTTTCGTTATATTCTTCTCCCTCAAACAAAGGAAAGAATTCTTTCTTAGAGTCATCCTCTCCTTCTACAGAGTCCTCATAAAAAGAAAACTTCAATAAAAACCATTCAATAAGTTTTTGTTCTGCCCTTGCATCTGCTGTTTGATCGAACTGTGCCCTGAGCTGAGTTTCAAACTCATGAATTGCCGCCTGAGTTTCTGTAAATTTTATTTTAGCCTCTTTTAATTGTTCTTTTTGCTCTTCTGTTTTTTCTTTGGCACCGTCGAAAAATTCAATAACTTTAGCGGCCTCCATATTCTCAAGCATAACGCTTCCCATAAGATCTTCAGCTTGTTTAGATTTCATGCCACCAATATCACCCATTTTTTTGGCTAACATGGCTTTTGTTAAAAATCCAGCGTTGATGTATGAATTAAATTTTTGACCATAGAAAAACTCTGCGTCCTCTACTTCAGCAATTGACGGTTTAGCAAAAACAACTCTGTTTTTAAGCTTAGTTTTTACTTTTTTTGTGCTTTCAACAGGACCGTTTTTGGTCTTCTTAATATAAGGGGTTTCCTTAGTGACCTCTCTCTCTACCACAAATGAATATAGTTCTTTCATTTAACTATATTATATAAAAATTTAATGTAAATTCAAGTAGCTTTTATCCCATTTGCTACGATACTAACAGTAGATGTTCCGTGTTTTTCAAAAACCACAGAATTAATTGTTCCGTTATCTACAACACCTTGCCCAGTTGTATCTAGGTTAGCTATTAAATAATCATTATGGTAATATGAGAATCTTCTATTTGAATGATCAAATATTGTTTTCAACTTAAAAGACACCCCACTTTCATACCCAGCAAAAAAATTGCCGCTTTGATCAAATAAGTAACCACTTACCCCCGAGAAATTAATAATCTGACCCACATTTGTTGTAGATACTCCTGTTTCTCTAAGTGAAATATCAAATCCGCTTTCTGGAGAGTTAATAAGAAACTCCATATCATAGATGGAATTTTTAAACCCATCGAAACTGCCGCTTACAATCATTTTAATATTGGGAAATAGTAAGAAAATGAAACTGTTGTATTATCGTCTAAACTTGTTGATTCGTCCACAGATTCCAAACAACAACCACTTGTGGTAAAATCCATAACAGAGTCACCATCTATATCTTTTAATTCAATTTTAATTACACCGCTATCACACACAAGATTAGATAAATCAACACCTGTTATCTTATTTTTAATCGCTTCAAAATTTAATGTCCCAGCACTAGGCAATTCTGGATACCTAAATCTAGGAGTTCTCGACCCAAGCCTTGTCACTGGAGTCCTACTTAAATCTACGGATAAAGAAAAGTTTTGTATATGTAAAGCAGAGGAATCCATTCCCTCTACACTATCAGTAGTCGTAATCTGTATATCTTGAGGTCTAAAGAAACCTCCGAAATTATCATCAGTTCCGTCACTTAATGATAATGCTCCCGCACTAGTAAAAGTCGCTGCATTGCCCTCGTAAGTTGTAGACCCATTTACTAATTCACCAACAGATCCATTTAGCGAATATGAAGTCATTGAGGCTTCTGTTATGCTGGTAACTCCAACAGTATCTTTTAATTCAAATTTGAATTTACCTGTAGACAAAAAACCAGAACCCTGCTCCTGAAAAGTATAAAAGGGATCTACACCCGTAGCGCCAGTTGTTAGTAATATACCTAACTGTATTTGAGATGTTTGATTTGCTCCTAGAACCTTGTCTGAAATGTGAGATACTCCTAATCTAGTTATGTCTTGTAAATTTTTAGATGTATTTACGGACAAAGAATTTATAGCTGGTATACGGTTTTCATTAATAAAAACCTGAATATTACTAGAGTGAACTCTATCTGGCATACTCTACTTTACACAAAAAAGCCCCGCATTTCTGCGAGGCTTTTTTATAGTGATTTACTGTATTAGTAAGGCGCTTTACTGTTATTCTTTGCATACAATCTATTAAAAGGATAAACACTTACATCATCAAAGATCTTACTCTGAGGCGAAGCTCCTGAATAGAATAATCCCTGATCAGTAGTATCTGGACCACCAATTTGAGCAGAGAATGTCATGTCAATTGTCTCGTTATCATCAATACCGATAGCAAAGTTTTGACTATCCAACACAGCTTTTTGCAATGTAAATACATGCGATAAAGCCCCGCCATCATTGTTTGTAACATTAATTGTGGCATTGGTAGTTTGATCACCAGCGACTCCCGTAAGAACCATATCAAGAGCACCTTTATGAACATTCTTGAGAATAGCACTAATACTCATAGTAACATTAATTGGAAACTCAAGTGGCTTGGCGACAGCTCTTTCTGCACCAAGAGCTGAGATATTACCCCTAGACATTGGAACTTCAATCGAAGCACTTTGGACATGCATGTCTGCTAAGTTAGTCCCTCCAAGATCAAATTCATCCCTAGAGAAAGATAAGGTAACGTCTTCTGGACGAAGAACCAAAACATCCATATCACCCGTGCTTGGAATAGGAAGAACTAACTGACCAGTATCTGCTCTAGCTCCATCTTTGTTAATAGATGGATTGTATAAGCCAGAACTACCGCCCTGAGAACCTTCTGTGAATTGAATGTTTTGAGCTTCTCCCTCAATATCTACTCTTGGTATTTCGCCAACGGCAAAATTAACTGTGTAGCTATTAATTGTGCAGTTTCCAAAAGATACCACATCATGAGTCGCAGATTGAGCTGGTGTGAATGTATCTCTTCCAGCAGCTCCAGCGGTTCCATCATCAAAAGGAGAAAAAGCATCCTGCCCCTCTGCTACAGTAAGTGCAAATAAATTCTTCTCTCTTTTCGCTTTATCTTCTGTTATTATACCAGAAATAAATTGAGACGAATTAGCCCCAGCAGTGGTGATACCATCTGTATCAAATCCTAATAAACCCTCGTTTTCTCCATTTCCCAAGAAATATCCTAGTGAGAAGGTTGGATTAAGTTCCGACATGGTTAGCGTCCCGATACGAGCGAGTTGTCCGAATTCTCTGACATCTTGTCTTGCCCCAGCAAGGTCAATGTCAAAAGAGAACGTATCTACTCTGTGTAGCTGTTGCGCTAATATGCCAGACTCTGCCACGGCCAAGGGTGATGACGGCAGTGTTCCAGTGGGTGTAACATACAAAGCTTTGCTTTGCGAAATAATTCTTGTTCTAGAAGCCATATTTAAATAAGTTAAAAGTGAATTGTTTGCACTTTATTACACTCATTTATGCTCTAGGGAAACGATAACTACACATTTCAAAGTCTAAAAATCCTATACAAATATTAGTATTTAAGTTTTCTCTTATCTTTTCAGATACTATTTTTGAAGCATTAACATTCTTAATGTGAGACTTCATAGGGGAAGATTGGTCTCCGACCAAGCCATTATAGGTGTAGGGAAAGTTCTTAATTGAAAAAGCAAAACCATAAGGAAAATCTTCATATGGTATATGAGTAATATCTTCTCTTACTGTGTCTCTAAAAAGCGATAAGATAGAATCTAAAATATAATTATCAAAAGAAAGAACCATCACTCTTACATTAGTTCTTGTGTCCTCTTCTCCTCCAAATGAAAATTCTGTGTTGTCTGAAGAAGCTAAAGAAATAAAACATGCTGGTAAAAAATAAGTCTTTTCATCATATTCTGAAGTTTTTCCATATTGATACGGCTGCTCTGTAGCACTATCCTTAAAATCAGAATGTAATATTGTCTGTGCGTCAGCATCATTAGTAATGTAGGTGTTAACTTCTTTTACTGTAGAGTTTGCTGTCAAAGGGTTGCTTGCTATTTCAGCTCCTGAAGCTTGAGGAAATATTAATCTACCATTATCATAGTCTGTAAAAACACCCCCATTAACATCTGAATTTCCTGTTATAAAAGCATCTCCAATAAAAAAACCAGAGTTTGGAGCGGGATCGCCGTCTGAGTTAACAACTTGGTATTCTCCAACTAACTGCCTGAATTTACCTTGGAAAGCTATATGTGATGGAGGAATGTCTGGGAAATCTCCAGATGTAAAAGCATTACTTAAGTCTGTTTGATAAGCTTGTGACTTAATATCAACAAGCTTGTTCTCAAACCATAAGTAAAAACTAGATAAAACTTCTTGGTCAAATTGTGCTTTCATTTATCTAATCGTAGTAAAGATTTTTTAAAATCACCTATCAGCTTTGTTACATAAGGAGTATTTCTAAACTTTACACCAGAAGACCTGTTTTTGACTTGTATACCTGTTCCAGCTCTTGATTGACCAAATCCAGTAGAACTGTATAGATATTGACCTAAGTTTGTTAGGCCCTTTTCTACACCTTGAACCCAGCTTTTACCAGAGAGCCAAGGCATTGGGGTCAATCCGTAAATATCTTCTACAGAGGGCAGCGTGAATCTCACTTCATACTTTCCTTGTGTATTTATTCTTTTTACTTTAAAGTTTATTTTTTGACTAAATATTTGAGCTATCACACTGGTTGGGTCATCCCCAGAAGTAAATCCAATAAATGAAAACAAGTTACCATACCCTCCTAAAGTCCCGCTAGTATTACTAGCATTAGGACCAGCATTCAACTCAACTGTTATTGGGTGGACCTCAAAATTCCTAGCTAAGTCTTTTCTTCTCTCCTCTATTTTTGGCTCTATAACTCTTCTAAGAGCCATCCCCATTCTATTACTGTTTGGCCTATCTACAGTTAATTCTCTTAGAAGCTCTTTAGCATTAATAGTTACTACTGGCTTTGATACTGATATGAAAGCTTTTCTTGCCATTAGTTCTCACGTTTTAAAAATATAGAATAAAACTGAGCGTCAAATGGACCTATAACCTTAGCGTCTCCGTCAACAACAAATAATTCGTCATCAACTTCTATTTTAGAACAAATTTTAATTTTTTCGTAGGCATCAGATTTTACTTTTATTCTAACTTGACCTTCTGATGCTATAAGGTTCATTTGAGCATTACCATCAATTAGATCTTCTTTTTGTTCGTTTTTGTAAAAAATACGAGCAGAAAAAGAATGTTTAGTTAAAGTTTCCTCAGATGATATTTTGGAGACGTTTTTATTCCTACCGTATAATGGGTTGAAATTGAGTTCTGACGGCATGGTAGAGGCTTCCTCTACATAAACGTATATAGTCCTTGCAAACGTATCATGAACGTCACTGAGCGCTGAATTGATAGCAGTCTTTTCTGCGTCTGTTAGTAGTGAGGCCATTTTTAGACAAGCTTACCAGATAAATTAAATGTTCCGTCAGTCCCAGCGACTTGAATCGGAGAAGATTTTTGATAATTATACTGAAAAACAAGATTGTCTAACCTATTAGATGTCTCTTCTGAAAGATCTCTGTATGTTTTAGCAACAGAGTTTTTATTTTGTCTCTGTATTGTCGTGTCACCCTCTTTTATGGTAACCCAGTCAACTGAATCAGAATAAGTGAATGATCTAAGAGATTCTCTTGCTGACTTTTGATAATACCAAAGTTCATAAAGAGTGCTAAAGATATTAACTTCTACATCAGCTAAACCTGTTGCACCCATTCTGATATCACCATCAGAATTAACTTCAAACTCTTCATGTATCAGCCCATTTAATTCTCCAATGTTTGTCTCTAACCAACCAGAGACAAAACTAATATTATATGTGCCAGTATCGTTAGGGAAATCATATGTAACGATTCCACTAGCTATAACCCCAAGATCATTCATTATTTAAAAACCTTCTTTAAATAACTTTACAGTAGATTCGTAGTCTGGGGAACTTGGATCTAAAATTGGTTTTGCGGAACCTTGAACAGTGACGTTATGTTTTTGCACATAAAAGTCGAAAGACTTCATTAAAGATTTTCTAAGTAGATTCATATTTCTTTCCCTTGGTATACCTACTCTTGCAGCTAAATCCGTAAGATCTGAAGCCGCCATGCTTTCAAGTCTTTTTTTAAAAATGTCTCTATGTAGAGTCTCATAAGGGTTCATTCTAGGCATCCCTAAAAGATCTTCTAACTCTTTGACTTTCTCAATTTCTTGTTCTTTTTTACTTCGATCCTTGCCATCAGTAACATCAAATTCCTCTAGATGTTTTTTCTCAACGCCTTTCGATACAGGCATTTCAGGAGCTGTTTTTTTCTTTGATGGTTTCTTCTTACTCATACTAGATAATATGTAAAAGTGTTAAAATATCAATAAAAAAGAGCCGCCCCTTTCGAGGCGGCTCTCTTTATGAGTAGCGTAAGCTGATTACACAGCCAAGCCAACCAGAGCCTTA